AGCCTTTATAAAGCCTGAAGGGGCTGTCGTGGCAGCGAAATATGAAATTATGCCTGTTTCCACGCCAACAATACCAGTCAGAGAGGAACCGTCTCCTACGAGGGTTGTAGCCGCTAGTTCGCCTGTAACAGTCACGCCTGTTGAGCTAGTTGCCAACTTGGCAATATTGTTATGGAAAAGACTAGCTGCTCCGTTCTCTACGAAGGTAGCCATAGATTCAGTATTACTTGCTGAATTAAATTCAATTTGGTTGCCCAGAATTTTAAGATTACCAGTACCCGAATCTACTATGTAAGAGTGTGTACCATCGTGGTATAGTTGCAGGTCATCACCCGCACCTAACTTAATCTTGTTGCTATCACCAAGACTGGCATCACCTGTTAAAGTGATACCTGTCGAAGTTATACTGTTGATGTTCATGTCAACAGTTGTTGTGTTAAGTGTAAACAGAGACTTCCAACCGTTACGGTATATTTTCAGTACCGGGTGCGCTCCGCTTGTATCAAGCCAGAGTTTGCCAGCTACCACCTCGTCAGTGGGGGCCGTGGTCCCCGAATGACAAGTGTTGATAGCGGCTAATGCATTGTTTAGGTCAGCTGTGTAGGCTAGACCCGTTTGCGCTGCATCGACGACTATTGATGTTGTAGACATGTTGTATCCTTTATAATCCTACTGCCTGATAGTCTACCTGTCTTACGACACGAGAACCACCATTGTATACTGAGTAAACAAAGTTAGAATGGGTTTTAGACACGATAATAACCTCATCTCCCTGAGAGCCTCCAAAAACCTGAGTTGCTAATTGGGGGGTTAGGTTGGGGCTATTGCTATTGCCTGTGTAAACTGTTCTATCAAAGAAAGATGTTGGGAAGGTAACTGTTGTATCGCCAGAGGCACTACTTGTCGTATCACCTGCATCTAGTGTTTGATTCTTGTTTAGAGTTATATTTATTTCGCTCAACTGAATAACCTCGTTGACGTTATTAACAGCGCCAACCAGCTTATACCGTAATCCTCTTGCGGTAACATCACCGATAGTTGCCTGCCTATAAGCAGACCACACAGCAGCCGCGTTTGCGGGGTCATCCTGTGTAATACTTAAGAACAAACGAATGTCAGAATCTGCAGGCGTACCTGCTACGTTAGGGTGTAATCCGACATTTGGGATGTCTTCAAAGAGTGAGCCACGTACAACTGCCACAGCCTCAAAGCTGTAAGATAATCTCATAGTTGTAGGAACTAGTCCCCAGTTGTGTACTGAGTTATTAGCGTCTGAGGACTCGTATGTAAAGGAGGTTTGACCTGCATTTAGGCTAATAACACCACTAGCCTCTGTAGCATTAGTCAGGGTACCGTTCCAGCCTGTATCAATAGCATGACCAGAGTGAGTAACAGAAGTTGATTCTGTAAATCCAGCAACTGTGTTATACCCTGTTACAGCATCAATCAAAACGATTGTGTCAGGAAGAGCAGACTCATTATTTAAAGAGTCATAGAACTTAATCATGTAAGTTCCTGAACCCAACGGAACAGTCTTGTTGTTAGTGTTACCAGCTAAGGCTTCAACAAGTACTGGGGCTGTTGCCCAGTTTGCTGTTGCATCTGTCTTAGGGTGTACACGAATCTGTACCTTGCCGCCGTAAAGAACATCTAACTCTGTAGGCAGATTCCAAGACAAGGACAGCTGACCGCCGTTAGAGTTTCCAAATAGACCCGAAGGGTTGCCCGGAATAGCAGAGTATCCAACAATACTTATAGATTGTGTGAAGGGGTTTCCTGCTTTGTCTTGTGCGCTAAAGGGAGTAATCCTTAGTTCGTAGCTACCTGCTGAAAGGTCTTCAAATGTGAAACTAGTAGTCTTTGTAGTTCCCTTTGTTAAGAAAGCAGACTCGGTGGTCTTTTTAATTGCAATGTCAAAGTAAGCTGCTGCAACGCCTGTTGAGGAAGGGACCCAAGTTACTGGCACACGGTTCTTAATACCCGCTGCAAGACTTGTGATATACTGCTCTTCTGCGTAGTTAATAGAGTCAATATCTTCTGGTGCCTGCGTCACGAATTGATTTAAGTTAAATGCACGATTGCTTGACTTCCCTGAAGGACTCTTAGCTACTACTGCAAAATCAAAGGTACTCGTTGTCTCTAGGCCAAATAGAGATGACATCTCAAAAGACTTAGCACGAGTGGTACCTAAAGAAATGTAGGTAGTATCAGAGGACTGCTTATACAGAACCTCGTAAGAGTAGCCTGTACCGTTACTATTATCTGTCCAACTCAAGGCCCCAATCTGAAATACATCAGATGCGGATGCACCGGGAACGTAGGTAATAGCGGTTACGGGGTTGACTGTGAAGTCATAAGTAGGAGTCAGGGCATAGGCAATGTCGTCAGACACGTTCCAAGCCAGTGTGTTGAAGTCAAATGCGTAGCAGTTAAGCTTTACAGTGAAGTCAGAATTAACTTCTACAGATTCAACGCGGAAAACCTCGTTATTTATTCCAACTACAGCAGATGTTATGTTTACAAAGTCACCCGGCTCTAAGTTTAGACCAACCTTACCAACCTTTATAGACACGGAAAAGATAGAGCGAGTCTTACGTACAGCTTCTTCTGCCTTGGCAAGAGCGTGATAAGGGTCAGTTATACCATCTAATGACATGTCAGCTTGAAAAGGCTGCTGGTTGTCTTCAGTTAGGAAGGTGTTGTGTACTGAGCCATAGGCGGTAGGGAACGTAATACTGTCCTCTTTAAAGTCTTCATGCTCATTTGCGAATGTAACTGTAGCTTGGTTAAGCCTGTCTGAAGCGGATGGCCAAGATATCTGAATTTCATCACGTACAATGTTGTCATCAGTGAAGTAATGACTAGCGTCTACCAAGGCTGTTTGTTCTGCAATACTTGTGGGGTGTTCAAGACCCAGCTTGTACTTACCTTCAGAGGACCAAGTCAACTCAGCCAGACCCATAGTGTTCATTATACGTTCGATGTTGTCCCGTATAGTGTCACCGCTGTCTAGAGTGATGTTGCACTCATACAAGGGTATGGGCCGTGTAGCATCTAGAGTAGTTAGAACCCAAGCTGTCTTATTCCAGTACCAGTATTGACCAGTTGCTGTAGTGTACCACACCTCATTTTCATAAGTGTGTGCATCCAAGTCAGTTGGCCTTGAACCTAGGTCGGCCACAGTTGTTACTGTTTTCTGACCGTTAACTTTACCCGCAACTGTCCTGTCCGTTGCAACAATGGTGTCACAGATATTAGCAGCACTATAGAATGAAGCCAAGTCAATATCGGCAGCGGAGAGGCCACGACCAAAATCAACGTTTGTTAAATAGTCCATTAGACACAGAGCAGGGTTATTAGAGTAAATAAAGTCGCTGCTTATTGTGTAGTTCCCTCCAGTTTCCTCAATCCAACGGACCTTACGACCCTTTACAAGAAAGCTCATGGAAGGCGAACCAGAGTAGTTTTGGTCGTCTCTATTTATCCTAAACGTAGAAGAGGCAAAGGCTGTCTTGGTAAAAGTGTTTGTTGCTGAACCGCCGTTGTTTACAGCGATAGCGTCAGCTTTCCCCGTGTTGTGAGTTCTTATTATGTGCTGAAATCTTGCCTCTGGGTTATTATAGTCACTTTCATTAACCTTAACCCACTGAACACCTTCGATGCCCTCTTGGCATAGCGCGTACTGTACGTGTAAGAACTCATTCTTAGAGCCAGCCACTGATGAGTTGCCTAGGCCACTAGAGAAGGTCTTATCTGCATTGTCTGCTGCGCCGTTAAAGGCGCTTGTTATGTCGTGCCTTACGGCGATACCGCCGAGGAGGTTTTTCCCATAGGCTATAGGAAGGGCGCTAGCCTGACCAGAAACAGTAAAGGCAAAACCCTTTCTTGCTTCAGCTGCAGCCGCCTGCTTCCTCTTCATCTTGTTCTGTTGTGACACCTGATAGGCAGTGGAAATAACGAATATGACTATCTGAAGTAATAATTGCCCTCCCATTATACTTTACCCCACTTCATTGAAATTTCTTTGTCATCGAACACCTCATCAAAGGAAGTGTCTGTAGAACTCTTTTGGTCCATGCCGGACTTTGTTGTTTGAAAGGAACGAACCATGTCTAAATCAGACATAGGAGAAGTACCCTCGATTATAGCAATCTTTTTATCAAAGTCTATGTCTAGGGCTGGCTTATCTACGAACCCCTTGTATATACTTAGTACATCTGTTGTGCTAGTTAAAGGAAGACCATTGGAGTCCAACAGGGCTACCTTCACATCTATAGGTCGGCCTATGACGTTAGTTCTAAACTCAGCGGCCATAGCACCGTCAAGGTCTGCAATAACAATCTTGTAAGACTCTCTGTCAACTACAGTGGAGTACTTGGGTGAGTCAAACTCAAATAAACCACCATCAGCAAGATAGGTGTGACCATCATAGACTATATCCGAGGGATAAGAAGTAAAGTAATAGTCTACAGAGAATTGTAGTCGGATTAGGTAAAAGAATTTTATGTTATCACTATTAATTACCGTTTGAACGGCAGTTGAAAACGTTCTCATTATACCACCTCTATTAAATCTACGTTACCTATGCTAGATAGCACACCGTCCGTAAAGGTAATCCCCTTGGCTGAGTCAATACTTCTGAGGTATGTCAGTGTACACTCAGCACCTGTGCGCATGAAGTCAGCCGCAGCTACATTGGCCCTAAGAGCAGGGTAGATGCTGACAGGAGTAGAGCCTGTTGTGAAGTTAGCATCAGCAGTTACAACATATAGTTTGTCATGGCTAGAGAATTTTATGAAGCTACCCTTTGGGAGTAGACCAGTAGTAGCCGAAGCAGACACGTTTACAATAGAAGAACCAGCTACGGTTGAACCGAACAGAGTAGTGCTTGTAGCGTCTAAGGTTAAAAGCGCATTCACTCTGTTTAATTGTGGCATAATCATAGTAGCTGCTGTTTCTATATCTACAGCTGCGCTCAAGAACAGGTCTACCTGTGTTTCAGGTTCACCCATTACTGCAAAAGAAATTTCCCAGCGTTGAGCGCCTTGAGAAGACCTTTGTTTCTTTAGGGAAACCGAGTCAATATCAAACATAGGTTCGTTAGAGGTAATTGATAGTGGTGCCAGTATTTGCGCACCTTCGTAGAAATAAACAGACATGGCTAGCTCCTAAGTGGTCTGGCAAGAACGAGTAACTTACGTTCTAAGAAGTTTGCAGGACGTAAAGCCCTAACACCTTCATTTGTTTCATTTGTGGAAACCCAAGAGTATCCATCGTGTATCATTGCGCCATCATCGAAGGCAACATCTCCCATTTTAGGGCGAGCATTATTTATAATTTCACATCCACAGTACTCTAAGTAGTCTGCTATGCTGTAGCCCTCACGGGCAAGCTTAACTCCAAATTCTCTTGTGGACTTCCAGTGGAACGTAACGTAGTTTCTAGCCCTCGACTCGTCTCTGAGTTCGTAATCGTACTCTGCGAGAAGGGCGAAACAATCGTTTACTCCCCTTGTGTATTCTGTGCAACTTTCTGTCAAAAGAGTTATTGTTCGTGTGGCCCGTTGCAAGGCCCCCGACATCTCTTCTACTGTGTAATACTCCAACTTACTTCTCCATACTGGCCCAGAGAACAACAGTTCAGCTGTTTGTAGGTTCCTACCATCAAACACACTAACCGTCACTCTCTGTGGCTGTTTGTTATACTTCCTCTTCGATAAACATACGCACCAAGTCTGCTACGATATCTGAACGAACAATGTCTTCAACCCCAAACTCAATAATTGGAACATTCAAACCATGCTTGTTACACATATACGCAAAGCTGATAAGGTCTCTACCGTTCTTCACATCTGACTGTGCAGGGTCTCCCATAAGCACTAGCTTTGAGTTCTCACCTAAACGCGTAGTAATAGCCTTTAATTCGTCCATGCATAGGTTCTGAGACTCATCAACTAACACTAGGGCATCCTCGTAGGAACGGCCCCGTATAGTCTCGATAGGTTGAATCTCAATCTCACCTTTAGAAAGCATATACTCATACTTGCCTTTACCAAAAGCCTTAGTCAATACCTCTAACATTGGCATTAACCAAGGTGTCATCTTCTCTTCTACTGTACCGGGAAAGTGTCCTAGTGATTTCCCTGTTGGTACGTTAGCCCGTGTTAATACAATCTTTTTGTACTTCCCCCTCATAAAGAGAGAGGCCACAGTCCCTGTACTACAATAAGTCTTACCTGTGCCAGCGCACCCAATCGTAACTGTAATCGCTGCTTCTTTGATAGCATTGATTAAGTCATCCTGTTTCTCATTCTTTGGCAGGACGTGGAAATTGGTAGGCAGCTGATGAATTTTGGCTTGCGCCTTACGTTCATTTTCATCACGCATATACTTAGGCATACGTGAATTTGCTTTTACGGAATAGCTAGACTGTTTCTTAGACATGAGGATTCCTTGTTAAGTTGTTATTGGTAGACAGGGCAGTATCTTAGGCAAAGCCCGTACAATACAGCCCTATCGTTATCTAGATTATGTCTTCGGCAATTAAGTCCACTGTGACAC